TAGGGCGTTGGTTGGACCTGTGGGTCCTAGATAATTTTTATGGCCATACTAGCAAATCAAAAAGTCCTGACCCTGGACTATTGGAAACCGGCAAACAAAATCCAGCCGGGTGACTACCTGTTTGACCGGAATGGTAAGCCGGTGCGGGTAAAGTTGGTACAGGAATACTTCTCAGACGACTGCTACGAGGTCATGTTAAATGACTACTTGACAATTTCTGGCGACAAGCGCCTAGAATTTTTAGTGGAAAACTTTAAATATAGGGACAGAGTCATACAATACAAAGGGTACCACCCCTTTAGGCGGCCACTAAAGCCGATGAATGTGGAGACGTTGCTAGATGGCGACCTGAAAGACGATACAAATTGTAAGATCTACTCGATCCCTACCACAAAACCCATCGAGTTACCCCACCAGACCCTACCAGTCCCACCGTTTGTGTTTGGATTTTGGTTTATAAACCGCAAACCTAGCGGATTTTTTACGACAACCCCGTCAACACAAGAAGAAGTAGAGCGCCAGCTCAAAGAATTTGGGTACAAGGTCAAGATTCGCAAGACAATACACAACGGCTGGCGTCAGTTTACCATATCGCCGACCATAGAGTCACAATTAGCACCTAGTATCCCAACAAAAATACCGGCAAACTACCTGCTTGCGGACAAAGAACAGCGAATTGAGCTGCTGCGTGGCATTTTGTTTGCAAAACCGCGCCAATATTCGCCGCGTAGGGACCTGTTTAGGTTCTCTACCACACATTACGGCACGGCGCTGTCAATTCAGGGCCTTGTTGAGTCGCTAGGTGGCAAGACTAACCTCGCGTTTACAGAAAAAAATAGTACCTACACGCTAACCTTTAAAACCAGGCTAAAGTTGGTACCTAATCAGGTATCTAAGCCGATAAAGATACACCAGGCGCGTAGGTATATTGAAAAAATTACAAAGATCCAGCCACAGACCTGTGTTCACATCGAGACAGACGGGCCGGATAACAGCTATCTCGTAGGAGAGGGTTTTATTTCATGTCGTTAACACCAAAACAGGAACTTGAATTAAAGAAGTTCGCACAAGCACGCACGCACTGGCCTAAGGACCAGCTCGAGGCCGCCGTTTGGCAGGTCAAGTGGCACCTACAGGCACTGCCGCACCAACGGGAGCCAGACGATGGCGAATATGATACGTTTCTTATGCTTGCCGGCCGCGGGTCTGGTAAGACGCACACTGCTAGCCATTGGATTGGTATCCGCGCTTGGCTGTATGACAACACCCGCTGGCTCGTCACCGCCCCCACCTCAAACGATATACGTGCAACTTGTTTCGAGGGGGACTCTGGACTTCTCAATATCATTCCCCCGTCACTTATTCGAGACTACAACAAGTCCCTGTTTGAAATCACCCTTACAAATGGATCTCTTATACAGGGGATACCAGCCTCGGAGCCTGAGCGCTACCGAGGTAAGCAATATCACGGCGCCTGGTTTGACGAGCTGTGTGCATTTGATTACATCGACGATGCCTACGATGGCGTACAGTTTACGCTCCGCTTACGGGACCCACGCATCCCCCGAGTGCAGCAGATTATTACCACCACACCCAAGCCAAAAGAATTAATTGTAGACCTAAACGAGGGTAAAGTAGGCGGCGACGTGTACGTGTCAAACGCCTCGTCTTATGACAACAGAGCCAACCTCTCAGAGACGTTCTTCAAACAGCTTGAGACTTACGACGGCACTGACATTGGCCGCCAAGAGATCTATGGCGAGATCCTTGACCCGGAGCAGTCCGGCATCATCAAGCGCAAACAGTTCCGCCTGTGGCCGGCCAACAAGCCGACTCCAACGCTGGAGTATGTCATTGCGTCGTATGATCCGGCGACTTCTGAGAAGACAATGAACGACCCGACCGCCTGCACCATCTGGGGCGTGTTTGAGCAAATAGACTCTGGGACGGCAATTATTTTATTGGACGCCTGGGATGAGCACCTGTCCTACCCGGAGCTACGTAGGAAGGTAATCAACGACTTCAAGGAGGTCGTCTACGGCGCCGATAATGACTTTGGCAAGGGCCGAAAGGCGGACCTGATCCTGATGGAAGACAAGTCGGCGGGTATCTCGCTGATCCAGGAGCTCCAGGGCGCCGGTGTCCCTGTCAGGGGGTACAATCCTGGCCGCGCCGATAAGGTACAACGATTAAACATTGTCGCACCACTGGTGTCTAAGGGCAAGGTTTGGATACCAGAGGAACCACAACGCAAGGGAGAATATGCAGACTGGGCAAAACGTTTTCTGCGTCAAGTATGTTCATTTCCAGAGGCTGGAGGACACGACGACTACGTCGACTCCCTCTCGCAAGCGCTGCGTGTTCTACGTGATTCTGGATGGATCCAACTCGACCCGCTACCAGCTCGAGACTATAGTTACGTGGACGACGACATGAGCAAGCGATTTGCCAACCCCTACGCCCAGTAGGGCGGATCCCCTAAGTTTTGTGCATTAGTATAAATAGGAATAACTACCCGCTCAAAATGAACTTTCTAAAGACCCCACAACAAATGCTAATGGAAGACGCCGGGATGACCCCCGCCTCTCCTGGTATGTTAAAGACTCCGCAACAGGCGTTGATGGAAGAGTCTGGCATACAGCCCAAGTTTTTTTCTAACGGGGGGTCCTCAAATCAAATGAGCCCAGAAATGTTGCGGGCGTTAATGCAAGCATATGACTACGAAATGGCAAATCAAATGCCACAAGCTGAGCCAACGTTTCAAGCACAACCCCAAACAGCAACAACTTGGATGCGCGACAAAATAGCAAGTTTGATTGGCGAGAGACCGGCCGACAGATTATTTGGAACTGGCTCTGAGGGGCAGCAAACAGAATATTTACCACTTCAATTTTTAAACCCGCTTTCGATGGCGACATCTATTGTTGATGCAGGACCAGAAATGAAACGACAATTAGAACAGGGAGAAACTGGTGGCGCCGCCTTGACTGGCGGAATTGCCGGATTAAGTGTCCTCCCATTTGCAAAGCCAATCAAAAAAGCGGCAAGCGCAATTTCAAAAAAGATTAAAAAATAATGGCAAATCCAATACTACCTATTCAGTCTGGTGCAAATTTGCCGGGCCTTGACACTGAAGAAAACATTCAAAAGGCCATGGCACAAGATGCGGAGATGGATTACTACGAAGACGCGCTGGGATTAGAACCTGGTGACGTTGAAGAGGAAGTTATCGAGTTAGAAGATGGTTCTGTTGTAATTAACTATCAAGAAAAACAAAGCCCACGCAAGAACCCAGAGTTTTATGAAAACCTGGCAGAGTCACTAGATGAGGGCACATTACAAACCCTGGCCACAGAGTACCTGGACTTAATTGACGTCGACAAAGAGTCACGCACACAGCGAGATAAACAGTATGAAGAAGGATTGCGTAGAACTGGGCTTGGAAAAGATGCGCCAGGAGGGGCGACGTTTGACGGCGCTTCCAAGGTGGTGCACCCGGTTATGGCAGAGGCCTGCGTTGACTTCGCTGCGTCAACGGCTAAAGAATTACTTCCACCCGACGGCTTAGTTAAGTCTAACATCAAGGGCGAAGCGGACCGATTAAAAGAAGAGACGGCAGATCGTAAGGTTAACTTCCTTAACTGGCAGTTAACCGAACAAATACAAGAGTACCGCGACGAGATGGAGCAGTTGCTCACTCAGTTGCCACTTGGTGGATCACAGTTCCTTAAGTGGCGCTGGGACGAAGAACAAAAGCGTCCAATCTGCGAGTGGGTTGCAATTGATAACATTTTGTTACCATACTCGTCTACTAACTTCTACACCGCGCAACGTGTAACCGAAGTGCAAGACATTACCGAAGACACATTTTTGCAACGTGTTGAGGCCGGTATTTATATCGACATCGACAGCGAGTATTCGTCTGACGCTCCGTTAAATGATCAGACAAGATCTGAAAAAGCAAACAACAAGATCGAGGGCAAGGACATGCCTTCGAAGAACATTGACGGATTGCGTCGTGTTTATGAGATTACATGTTTCATGCGTTTGGAAGAAGACGCGGAGACAGACGGCCAACGTGCCCCATACATTTTAATGATTGATGAGACCACAAGCAAAGTCTTGGGCCTGTATCGTAACTGGGAAGCAAATGATGAGAAGTTTGAAAAACTGGACTGGTATGTCGAGTTTAAATTTATCCCTTGGCGTGGCGCTTATGCTATTGGTCTCCCCCATCTTATTGGCGGCCTTAGCGCTGCTCTCACTGGCGCTTTACGTGCTCTCCTTGATGCGGCGCATATTAACAATTCCCAAACGCTACTTAAGCTCAAGGGTGGACGAATTGGTGGCCAAAGCGATCGAATCGAACCTACGCAAGTAGTAGAAATTGAGGGAGCACCTGGAGTAGACGACGTTCGCAAGATTGCGATGCCAATGCCGTTTAACCAACCGTCCAGTGTATTGTTTAACTTACTGGGCTGGTTAACTGACGCGGCAAAGGGTGTAGTAACCACCGCCGAAGAAAAGATTGGCGAAGCAAACAACAACATGCCGGTCGGTACGGCCCAGGCTCTCATCGAGCAGGGCGCCAAGGTATTTTCCAGCATTCACGCACGCCTACATCGCAGCCAGGCTAAGTCGCTGGCGATTGTATCACGAATTAACCACTGGTACTTGGCCGACATGGACAACCAGTCCGGCGAGGCAATTGAGGTTCGTGACTTTGCGTACAACAACGACGTGCGCCCAGTGTCCGACCCCAACATTTTCTCTGAGACACAGCGCCTAGCTCAGAACCAAGCGCTGCTACAAATGGCGGCGTCTGCGCCACCCGGAATGTTTGACATCCGTGCGGTGTATCGTAGAGTATTAAACCAATTAAAGGTGCCGTCTGTTGACGAGATACTACCCAATCCGTTGGGCGCAAAAGAATCCAATCCTGCGCTAGAAAACGTTGCCATGACTATGGGACGTCCCGCCGCAGCATACCCAGATCAAGACCACATCAGCCATATCAAGATTCACCTAGAGTATGCGATGAACCCTGCGTATGGTGGCAACCCAGTGATTGGACCAACATTCGCGCCCAACGCGTTAGAGCACATCAAGCAACACTTAACGCTGCACTACTTGCAGTCCATGCGCGCGTACGTGGCCCAGGCATCTGGTGGCAAAGACACGCTAGAGCTGCACCAAGAGAAGCCACTGGACCTAGAGGCCCAACAGGCCCTGGCATTAGCGTCACAAATGGTAGGTCAAGATTCGCAGATGACTATGCAACCATACGTACAACAGATTCAGGCGTTGGCTCAGAAAGTTGCGCAGGCGCAGCAGTCTAAGATGGAACAGATCGCGTCCCAGGACCCAACCGCACAGGTTATCCTCAAGACCCAGATGGCAGAGACCCAGCGCAAACAGCAAGAGGCCCAGTTTAAGATGCAGATGGATCAGCAAAAGAGCCAGCAAGACTACGAGCTTAAGATTGCGGAATTGCAGCGTAAGGTGCTGGAGTTACAGGGCAAGTACGAAGTACAAACCGAGTTGGATAACCAGAAAAACTCTACCAACGTCGCAATTAACAGCATGAACAACTCCTCGCGCGAGCGGGTAGCCGCCATGCAAACCCAGGCACAACTAACAAACCAAGAGATTGCGCTGGCACAAGAGCAGGCAATGCTTGGTATCCAGGCAGTAAACGAGGCAGAGAAAGATATCCGTCAGCATGGTATCGAGATTGAACGGCAACATTTTTTAAACGAAGCTGAGGTAGCAAAACAGGCAGTACAAACAGCACTACAACCAAAACCCACCACAGGAGTATAATATGGCCGAAAATTTACAAGGCTTTCGTCAAACATACCAGGAAACTGGTAAACTATCTAGCGGCGGCGGCCCAGAAGACAAAACTCTCGATGCAGGCCCATCCGGCTCGCATCGTGACAACAACTGGAAGCGGGGCGCAGCCCAAGCTAAATTAAGAAATGGTAAGCCAGTCGGTCCAGGCAAAAATCTTAATGAACTTAAAGGCGGCAATTTTTATTAATTTTAGGGCGGAATCCTTCATATACTTGCATTAGTGAGATTATGAAGGACTTTATATCTGAAATTATCGGTCGTGTAAAGGCTGAGCAAAAATCACTAGCGGAATCCGTTACCGCGGGAACTAACGTAAATTCGTTTGAGGACTACCAGAGATTGGTGGGCCGACACGAGGGCTTTAAGATTACGTTGGATATTATTAACGAGATTTTAACGGAAGACGACGAAGACGAATCGTAAGATTCAAGAAAGGAGATGCCGCATGGCATTTGATTTATCACAAAAGGAAGACCCAGATCTTCGCTCGGAAGCTGAATGCTTTCCGGACATTGATCCAGGTATTGAAGTAGCCGGAGACCGTGTTTTAGTGCAGTTACGACGGGAGAAGGATAGAAGCAAGGGCGGAATCATTTTAGTTGATGAAACCCGGCAGACGTTACGTTTCAATGAGACTGTAGCTAAAGTACGCCAGATTGGCCCACTAGCATATAAGTCGCCAGATACCTTAGAGCCTTGGATTGAAGGCCCTTGGTGCAAAGAAGGCGATTTGGTTAGAACCATCAAGTACGGCGGTGACCGTTTTGTTGTAAGCCCAGATGATGAAGGCGCCCCCGTGGTGTTTATTACCATCCAGGCACGTGAAATCATCTCACGCATCAAGTCGTTTGACCATGCGCAGAAGATGAAGGCGTTTGTAGACTAATTTTGAAAGAAAATTATGGCAGATAATGAAAAAGACGTTCCGATCAAGGAACAAAACGATGGCTCCGTTTTAGCCAAACTGGATGAGCATGTTGATCACTTTCCAGACGAAGAAAAACAAAAAGATGATGCTGTCGAAGACAGCGATCAGGACGAAGATGAGCCCGTAGAAGCTGCCGATGGTGGCGAGGTGGATTCCGATCCTGAAGAAACCGACGAAGACCGCGAAAAGATTCGAGAGGCGCGCAGAGAAGAGCGTAGACTCAAAAAAGAATTAAATAAACAACGCGACGCAACGTCCCGCAACAAAATTAGTGCACTCGAGCGACGCAATGCCGAACTGGCCGAGCGTTTAATCAAGCTAGAGAACACCGCGGCATCGTATCAGTTTGCACAGATCGATAAGGCAATCGAAGACGAGGCAACTCGTGTAGAATACGCCAAGATGAAGATGTTGCAGGCTGCGCAAGAAAATGACGCGGCAGGACAGGTAGAGTACTTAGAGCAGTTAACGGACGCAAAACAGCGCCTACAACAAGCTCAGTACTACAAAAAACAACAAATCGAGCAGGCAAAAGCTCCCAAGCAAAACGTACCAACCCCGATTGCAGAAGAAGTACAACGCAACGCGACTCAGTGGTTAAAGAAAAACTCTTGGTACGACCCGCAGGCTCGAGATACAGATAGTAGAATCGCCAAGGTAATTGATCAAGAACTCGCAGCAGATGGCTGGGATCCAAGTGATTCCGAGTACTGGGAAGAGTTAGACAATCGTTTATCGGCACGTCTGCCACACCGCTACACCTCAAAGGGCGGTCAGCAAACCCGTAGAGCGGGCCCAACGGCCTCTAGCCGGGTGGCAAACACAACCAGCGCAAAGCCTGGAACCATTACGCTAAGTCGTGACCGTGTTCAGGCAATTAAAGACGCTGGTGCGTGGGACGATGTTGAGAAACGAAACAAAATGATCCGCGCATACGCATCGTATGATCGCGCTAACAAAGGATAATTATCATGGCAAATACAAGAATCAAACGCGACTTAGAAGATCGTTTAATAGATCGAGTCGAAGAAGTAAAAGATCGTATGGCATCGGAAGATCCAAACGCAAAATCAAAGCGCGAACGTGCAGAGGCGTTCAGAGATAAGTGGCAAAATAGCGCGTTGCCAGACCTTCCAGGGGGAGTAATTCCTGGATTCCATTTGTGCTGGTTATCCACCACAAATAATTATGACAGTATCGACAAACGCATGGCGTTGGGTTATGAGCCAGTGAAAGCCGCCGAATTAGGAAAAGGCTTTGAATCGCTAGGTAAAATGAGCTCGGGCAAGTTTGAAGGCTGTGTTAGCTGTAACGAAATGGTTCTCTTCAAATTACCAGAAGAAATCTATCAGGAAGTGATGCGTATGCTGCACCTTGAGGATCCCCTCGAGCACCAGCGTAACATTACCGCAAACGTCCGGAGCACTGCTCAGGAAGGTAAAGGCGGTAGATCAATTCTTGAGGGTGGAATTTTGGAAATGGACAAAGAGGCCGCAAAGGCGAATAGTAATATTCGTTTCTCATAACATTCTTCAAAAATTAACAAAGGAAAACTATAAATGTCCACAACATTTAAACCCTTTGGTCTGAAGCCGGTGTATCATCCAAGTGGTCTTGATCGTGCTGTTCCATTCGTTGGAACCAACACTTTCGTCACTGGTACTACATTTACAGCTCCTTACTCTTTGAGTGCTGGCGAAACTTTTTACCAGTACCAACCAGTAAGTCTTACCGCTTCGGGTCAATTGACCATTGCAAACCAAACCGCTGCCTCTGGCACCGTATATGGCGTATTTGACGGTGTAGAATATACAACCGCTGAAGGCCGTCGTACTGTTGGCAAGTCTGCATCTAAGGCAACTTTAGACGCAGCTACTCAAATCGTATTTTGGATCTTCGCAGACCCATCACTCGTTTATGAGGCTCAAGTAAACGGTTCAGCAACTACCGCCTCTATCGGTCGTCAGTACAACTTTGATACAACCACAGGTTCAAGAGTAACCGACGGTTATACCATTGGTACAGGTGGCGCAGGCTTCTCCACCACAGCATTGTTGGCAACTCCTGTTGCTACCACTGTTCAAGGACAAGTTCGCGTAGTAGGTCTAGGCCGTGAAGTAGCTTATCCAACAGGCGAATTAAACGCTTGGGGTGACACTTACACGATTGTTCAGGTCCAAATCGCTAACAACACGTTTGTAGCGCCTAAGGTCTCGATTTAATTAACAACGAAAGGAACTAAACATGGCAACCCCAATGCGTAGTACAGACTTTCGTGCGGTAGTCGAGCCGATTATCAACGAAGTCTTTGATGGCGTTTATGAACAACGCGCTGACGAGTGGAAGGGATTTGTAGAGCAGATCCAAGGTATTCCACGTAATTATCACGAAGAAGTAATGCTGTTCGGTATGAATGCCGCACCTGCGATGCCTGACGGAACTCCTGTCAGCTATGACCAGGGCGGTACTCTGTACATCACACGTTTCATCTATCAAATCTATGGCTTGGCATATGCCTTGACCAAGGTATTGATGGAAGACGGTGATCACATCCGTATCGGCAGCACCTTCGCCAAGCACTTAGCTCAGTCTATGATTGAGACCAAAGAGACATTGTGCGCTAACTTATTAAACTTTGCATTCACAGCCGGCTATGTTGGCGGTGATGGCGTAACTTTAGTAAACACAGCCCACCCTGTAGCTAACGGTCTGACATACAGCAACCAGTTAAGCACTGCTGCTAGCTTGTCACAGACTTCTGTTGAGCAGATCCTCATTCAGATCCGCAGCGCTATTGACAACAATGGTAAGCGTATTCGTTTGAAGGCAGAGCAGTTAGTAGTTCCACCAGCACTTGAGTTCCAGGCAGAGGTAATCCTCAAGTCTGTCCTCCGTTCTGGTACTGCTGACAACGATCTCAACCCAATCAAGTCCACTGGAATGCTTCCAAAGGGTACACACGTTGTAACCCGTTTGAGCTCTTCCAAGGCATGGTGGGTACAGACCGATGCTGAGAATGGTCTCATGCTCGTAATGCGTCGTCCAATGGAGAAATCCATGGAAGGTGACTTCGAGACTGATTCTATGCGCTACAAAGCCACCGAGCGTTATGCTACCGGCTGGCACGATGCACGTAACATCTACGGTACTGCAGGCGTTTAATCAGCACCCCAGTAGTCCTAAAAGCCACCCCACAAGGGTGGCTTTTTTACTATTTAGGGCGGTTTTTCTGTTTAATTTGCATTAGTAGTTATAGGAAGATTAATCCCATTCTGACCACCGTAACTTCCCGGTGAGACGACTCAGAGACAGCTTGGGATACC